AGGATATATTTAACGATTAGCGGTAGAAGTAATACACTACCTTTCCCATTCTCTTGACGGGGATCTTTCTCTTATATTGGCCGTTGGCGCGTCGGTTCCAGGGGTTAACCAGCTGGGGAGTAACTTCTTTCTCTTTCTTGAAGAGGAAGCTAAGAGAGAACAGACGGCGGTATTTAATAACAACAGCGGCCAGAGTGGTGAAGGCGATTATTAAGGCAATCATATTATTTTATAAACGGCGGTGGTTCTAACAACAGGCCTTTCTCGGTAAGACACCGGCTGGCTTTCGAACTGCTCAATCTCCTTTAATATCTCCTTCTCTTCTCGGCCGATGCGGGCGGAGAAAAGCGCGTCAAAGGCTTCGTCGTTGAGTTGTTCGTTTTTCATCTTAACTAAAGTTAATCACATCTTTTATTATTTGTCAAGTGTTTGCTACTAGATAGCCTTAAATAAGCTGGTTTTAGCTAGCTTGTGATAAAATAAGTTTGATGAAAGAAATTGTGTTGTTGGCCGACAAGATTAAGTTTAACGGGCCGAGGATTGACGGCTCTTACTCAGTTACCCTAGAAACTGGCGAGTATGAACAGGAGAAGATTGTCCTGCTTATGGCCCTACCCCAACAGACACCGCTTAAAGTAAGTATATCAATATATGACAAACAAGGATAATAAAGACATTCAGGAATATGCACCACTTGATGCTACCGGCAAGGCTACTCTTATTGCCCTAATTACCTCTACTTCCGTCAGGGAAGCTGCCGAAAAGCTAGGGATATCAGAACGAACGGTTTTTAAACACAAAAAGAAGTATGGTCTTCAAAAGGTGATCGACAGTATTCCCGAAATAGCCTTTGATACTCTTAAACTTGGCTCGGCTCGGGCGGCTGAGGTAATGGTTAAGAAACTAGAGGATCGAAATCAAGGCCTTGACGCTTCTAAAGAGATATTGGATCGAGTTGGGTTAGGGAAAGGCCCTCAGGTAGCTGTTCAGGTTAATGTCAAGCCAATCCTCGGCGGTGAAACGGTTAAATATGTATATCCAAACGACAGCGACCAAGAAACTTCTTAAGTTAACCAAGAGAATTAGGGGTGTTTCTGGAGGCACTGGAGCTTCTAAAACGGTTAGTATTCTTCTCTGGTTGATTGATTATGGCCAAAGCACTAGGGGAGAGCTGATATCAGTGGTTAGCGAAACTTTTCCCCATTTGAAAAGGGGTGTTATCCGAGATTTTCTTTCTATTATGGAAGAACATGGTTATTTTAAAGATAAACAGTGGAACAAAACCGACTATATTTACACTTTTGAGGGCGGCTCCAAAATTGAGTTCTTCTCTGCCGACCAGCCCGGTAAGGTAAGGGGTCCACGGCGGGATGTCCTTTTTATCAACGAGGCAAACAACATCTCTTTTGAAACCTACACCCAGCTGGAAATTAGAACTAAAAAGATTATTTGGCTAGACTGGAATCCGGTGAGCGAGTTTTGGTGGTATACCGAGGTGGCCGGTAAGGTTGACTGTGATTTTCTCACCTTAACTTATAAAGACAACGAGTGTCTTGACGAGAACATTGTTGGGGCGATCGAATCACGGAGAGGAAACAAGAACTGGTGGAAGGTGTATGGCTTAGGCCTTTTAGGCGAGGCTGAGGGGAGAATTTATACCGGTTGGGAGATTGTTGATGGCATTCCCCACGAGGCGAGGCTAGAGCGATACGGATTAGACTTTGGCTACTCCAACGATCCGACGGTGATTGTCGCCGTTTATTATTATAATGGCGGCTATATTTTAGATGAAATTACTTTTTTGAAGGGCTTGAGTAATAAGCAGATCGCCGACATTCTCCTTAACGAGGGCAGCAAGGCCCTGGTAGTGGCCGATAGCGCCGAACCGAAGAGCATTGATGAGATTGCCAGTTATGGTGTTAATATTAGGGGCTCTAAGAAGGGGCCAGGCAGTATTCTTCAGGGGATACAGTATGTCCAAAATCAACGAATTTCTGTTACCAAGAGGAGCCTTAACCTGATTAAAGAATATCGTAATTATTTGTGGGATACTGACAAGGAAGGGAAGATTGTTAACGTTGCCGAGAAGGGTTTTGATCATGCCATGGATGCCCTCCGGTATGCAATGGAGAGCCTAAGACCGGTTAATGATGACGAAGACTTGCCTGACGATACGGCGTTATTTACTAAAGATGGCTTCTACTAAAACAGAACTAAATATTCGACCGCATAATGTTAAGCCCCACCTTGATATAGAAAGAGATATTAAGGCGCAAAAAGAGGGGTTATTTACCTTTACCCTGCGGATTAACGGTGGTAACATAGTTGACTATAGCCTGACCGAATATGTTGATGTTAAAAGAAAATACCTCGGAGTTACAACGCTTACTCTCACCCAATCTGCCACTACACATTATTCTGGAGAATGAGGTAGAACAAATGCAGTATGGCCAGATCACCTTTAACGTTGTTTTGTCTAACGGCGAGGCGCACATCGAAACCATGAATATTGTCAAGAATAAGCGCTTGCGTTATAAGCTTTGATTGACAAGATAGACTGTGATATAGTAAGATTGTTATTAGACCGATACCGCTCTAATGCGGATGTAAGGCGTTCCTCTCGGGGAGCGCCTTTTTTAATGGCTAATTTATGAAAATAAGAGATGAAATTCTTGACCGAAAGAAAGCGGCCGAGGATTATTTAAATACTAAGCGGGAGTTGTGGGATGAGGCCGAGGCTTTATTTCACAACCAGTTGACAGACGCCCAATCGGCTCGGACCAAATCCCAAGTCTTTGACCCCAAATTAACCACCTTGACCCTAGAAAGAGGTTATCGGGTAATGTCCCAGCTGCCGGTGGGAAAGGTAAGGGCTATTTCCACCAACGATAAGGCGACTTCGGTGATGATGAACCTGATACTGGAAAAGTATGTTATTCCTCACGCCAGCGCCCAGTTCGAACTCTTAACTAAGTTTAGAATGGCTGATATTTATTCTAACCTTTATGGCAATTTTTTTGCCTTAGTTGATTGGGATGTTAAGGGCAATGGTTATATCGGGCCGGACCTTTGGCTTCTTAATATCCGTGACGTTTTCCCTCAAGTCGGCGCCGTTTCGATTGAGGATAGCGATTATATTATCGTTAGAACCTGGAAGCCCCTGTCTTACTTCGAGGGTCTGAAGAACCAAAAGGGCTTTAAGAATATCGACAATATTGTTACTAAACTAAAAGATATCTCCGGTTCTCGGGAAAAACGTTCGGAAAGCACCGACAAGTCAAGGCGGGAAAAGAGCCAGTATCCTAGCGAAGTTTCTGCCAAAGACTCTGGTTATTTTGAGGTTTTAACTCAATATGAGCGGGATCGTTGGGTTGATTTCTGTGTTGATGCCGATATGGAGTTTAGGGACATTGATAATCCCCACGACAATGGCGAATTACCGGTGGTTTGTAAATATTCAATTCCCTTGCTTGACGACTTTATGGAATGGGTGATTTTGAGCGAGGCGGGTCAATGCAGAAAACGGTCAACTCTACTTGGAACCTTTATCTTGATGCCGTTAAGATGTCTATCTTCCCTCCGGTGATTATCAACAAGGAAAATGTGGCCGCAATGAGTTCGATTAAGTATGGGGCGGCCGAGAAATGGTTGGCTCGGGGCGATGTCAATAATGTGGCCCTGCCGGTTAATCTTTCCCCCAAGGGGATTGCCACCTTTAACAATACCTATCAAGTGGCTAACGCGGCTCTTTTAAACATGTTTGGGACAAGCGACACCGCCGTTACTTCTCAAACCGATGCCGGCTTCGGCAAGACACCGGAGGCGTTAAAAATGCAGGGAGCCAGAGAGAATACTCGGGATAATGCGGATCGTTTTTATATGGAGATGTTTATTACCAAGGTGATGACTAAAATGGTCAATCTTATTTCTAGAAAGCAAATGGGACCGATCGTTTTCCGCCTCTTTGGCGATGACTTCGAGAAACTAAAGCGGACCAATCCCGACTTGGCGGAAAACTATGATGAGAAAACAGGCAAAATCACCATTGACAAGAAAAAGACCGGTTCGGTTCTTTATGATTATGAAATTATGACCGGTTCGACTTACGCTATCGACCAAAAGTCCCAACAGGAAAATATGACGGTCTTGTTACAGCTTTTATTGAAAAATCCTCAGCTCCTAGAAGCTCTTAACCGAGAGGGCTACACCATGAAAATGGGCGAGTTGTTTAAAAGGGTGATTACCAATTCCGGTATTCAAGACTGGGATAAGATTTTAGAGGAAAAGACGGAGGCGGAGAAGGCCGAGGCGATCATTCAAGATAGCGCTCAACAGTTTGCTTTGGCCGTGCAACAAATGCGTCAGGGAGGCGGTCCTAATGTCAACATGAACCAGATACCGGCTCAACCGCCAACCCAACAACCCATGGCTCAACCTCAACCCCAAGGTGATCAAATGGTGATAAATGGAGGTGGCCAAAATGTCTAGAGATCAACAAGCCATTAGACCGGACACTTATTTCTCGAACCTGCCTAGCGTTATTAAAGACGAAGAGGCGAAGAAGAAAGGAACCACCGAAGAAGAAAGAGCCTTAATGGCTCTCTCGGAAACAATGGGCTGGCAGATTTTGATTGGCTATATCGATGACTTGGTTGCCGACCTAGATCGGGTTAATGATCGGGCGATTGCCAACGGTGCGACACTAGAGGAGATTGGCCAAAATACGATGGTTATCAGTTTAGCCAAGGGAGTGATTAAGCGGATTGTAGACAAAGTTGCCGATGCCAAAGAAATTTGTGAGCAAGAACCAATTACCTGATGAGGAAGTTTTAAACTTTGACAAACCTGATTTTAGTTTTATCCCCTCGGGGGATCACCGCTGGAGACAGCAAGGGCCTTATTTGGTTTGTAAGTCTTGCGAGTTGCAGCACGCCGTTTATATCGGGTCGGACAAGATAATGGTCGGACTTGACGGAAACGGCAAGCCGATACTCAAAAATAGAAAATCTGTACAGAGGCTTTAATCTTAAAACCTCTCTACGGGCGTTCTATAGCCCGGGTATTCTCATATTGCCAAACAGGTATGTAAAAGGGGGTGAGTAGGAAATGACTCATCAAGATGAAGAAGAAAAAAATATGGCGTTAAACCTAGAGGGTGGGGAAAACACCCCTGATACTACGCCGGTAACAGAAAGAGAAACCACCGAGGAAGTTGAGAAATCAACGGTTGAATCCAATCCGACGGGGGAGGAAACAACGGAAGAGGAAACAACGGAAACGGGGGAAGGTTCCCAAAGAAAGGGATACAGCCAGCGGATTAGAGAGCTTAATGCTCGAGCTAAGGAAGCTGAGGCTAGATCACGGTCATTGGTGGAAAACATTGAGGCACTTACAGGCCCAGAAGGGTCTAGGCTGGACAGCAATCGGCCATATCAACCTCAAGTCGTTCCGGGTTCTGAGATTAGCCCTGATCAGTATAAACAAGATGTCATGCGTACCGCTGACAGTCTGGTTCAGATTAGGCTAAGGCAACAGGAGGCCATCAGTCGTATTAACGAGGAGGCCATTGATGCGGTGAGGGAGTATCCCCAGCTTGACCCAAAAAGCGAGCGTTTCGACAAGGAACTTTCGGAATCGGTTACGGCGGCGGTTGAAGCCCATGTTCGGCTCAACCCCTATCAAGCGTCAGTTGGCCAGTTCGTCGCCAAACTGATGAAACCCTATAACAGGGCCGTAACCAATGAAGTTGGCAAGGTTACCGAGAAAATCGCCAAGCAAGTATCGGAGACCGCTACCAGACCAACTCAAGTGGCATCGGGCAGTAAGAAATTCGAGGAGCTCTCGATTAAAGAAATGGAAGAGAAGCTCGGGATAGTCCAATAAACTATTCAAATACGACTTGGCAGATCAGCGACTAGTTGAAAAAGGCAGGTGATAAATTATGGCAACAGACAACCTTACAAGTACCCTTACCCAAGAGGTAATGACCTACTATGAAAAGGTGTTTCTGGGCAGGTCCGAATATGAGCTAATTCTTAAAGAAGGAGCTCAAATGCGTAGTCATTCAGACAATTCCGGCCGAACCATCAACTTTACGAGATATGAACCGTTGACGATTCTAACCGATCCTTTGGCTGAATCCTGTAACCCAACTGTTTGTGCGATTACCGCTTGCACAGTTTCCGCAACTCTATCTGAGTACGGCTTAACTGTTAATACCTCCAAACTATTGTCTTTAGTTTCTATTGACAAGAATATGGCGGAGAAAGTGGCCTTAGTCGGTCAAAACATGGGAGAAACCCTTAACCGGTTAGTCAGAAATGAGTTTGCTAACGCCACCCAGGCTTATCCGAATAGCGCGACATCAAGCACTATCGCTTCAACCGATAAGATGAGCGCGTCAGCAATTCGTGGTTTTACCAAGACTTTGGAAATCAATAAGGCTCGACCTTATAAAGATGGATTTTTCATAGGTAAGACCACCCCTCAAAATAAGTATGACTTATTAGGGGATAGCACTTGGATTGCAGCCAAGGAGTATTCTGATGTGAAAGACCTGTACAAAGGCGAAATGGGTGAACTTTATCAAGTTCGCTGGCTTTTGAACAAGGATGTCGCGTCAGCAACCGGCAATCCGGCTAGTGCGGCTTGTTCAGTGGTAATGTATTACTCATACATTCATGGGCAAGATGCTTTTGGTGCCTTCGATCTCGAAGGTGATAAGCCTAAACTTTATATTTTGGCTAACCAAGTTGACAGCGCTAATCCGGCAGGAAGAATTACCAAGATTTCTTGGGCTGGTTCTTATGCCGCCAAATTGCTTAACAGCAATTGGGTTTTGGTCGCCAAGTGTGCGGCTTCGTGATAGTCTAGGGCAATAACCCTAAAATGCTCTGGCGGGAGCTTGAGCGGCAATTAATAGCGAAAAAGATAAACTATTGAAATACCGCACCGCCAATGTTATATTATGGCTATGCGTGATCGAACGACAAGAAAAGCCGATTTGGAAACATTGGCCAGAGAATATAAATTTTCCGACAGAGACGGCCGAAGGCGGATTGAAAAAACCGCCCATAGAATTCTCAACGAGTCAAAAGATATCCAGTCAATGAGGCAGGAGCTGATTAAGGCCCACCGTCGAGGCGATAAAGAGGAAATTAAGGATATCCACTATTACGTGTCCAAACACATGAGCAAATACGGCAACGAAAAATATTGACACGGTTAAATAGGGAGTGATATACTGTTTGGCAGTTAGTTTAAGGCTTATTTTATGGATTATATTACGGGTAGCCACGGATTTTTGGGGACACACCTACTTCAAGCCCTTCAAGGTCGGGAGGTTGTCGCCATCCCCCACGAGAAAATCAAGACGGTTAAACTCAAGCCGTTTGACAATTTTTACTTTCTTTCTACTTATGGCAACATGTATTTTCATAAAGATGACGCCAAAATTATTCAGGCTAATGTTTCCGACCTAATCAAGGTTATTACTCAAGTTGATGGCCGCCCCTTTAATTCTTTTGTCTATATGAGCACCTCTTCGGTTAAACTGCCAAAACAAACCATGTATTCTCGGACCAAGAAAGCAGCTGAGGAAATTCTTTTGTCTTTTGCCGAGAAATATAAAAGACCGATTTGTATTATCCGCCCTTACTCGATTACGGGGGTGGGTGAGCAGAAGGAACATTTAATTCCCACCTTAATCAGAAGTTGCTTTACCGGAGAAAAGTTGACCTTCGTTCCCAGTCCGACCCATGATTTTATCGATATTGATGACATTGTCGCGGGAATAATTAACCTCTCCTCTCATCGGGCCAGAGGGGTTTTTGAGTTGGGGACAGGCAAGAAATATACTAATCAAGAGGTGTTGGAGCTGGTGGAGAAGGCCACCGGTAAAAAGGCCAATGTCCAACGAGCCATCGGCCAGCTAAGGCTTTATGACGGCGCCGATTGGGTTTCTTCCAACTTTAGGGCCAGAAGCTATGGTTGGTTGCCCCAGAAAACCCTAGAACAGAGCATTACCGAGCAAGTGGCCGATTATTTAACCAACAAACATGAATAAACTAGAAAAACGAGTTGTTGAGCTCTCTTACAAATACGGCTTAACTCATATCGGCTCCTGCTTGACCAGCGTTAATATTATCGACAAAATCTATCAAGTCAAGAAAAAGACCGATCCTTTTATTTTGAGTAATGGCCATGCCGCTCTAGCTCTTTATGTGGTGCTGGAGAAATGGGAAGGCAAAGACGCCGAGAAGCTAGTAAAGAAGCACGGCACCCACCCCAATCGTGATCTTGATGACGGGATTTATTGCTCCACCGGTTCGTTGGGAATGGGCATAACGGTGGCGGTGGGTATGGCTTTGGCGGACAGGGAACATCGGGTTTATGTTTTAATGAGCGACGGCGAATGTGCCGAGGGAGCGGTTTGGGAGGCTCTTCAAGTCGCCGCCAATCAACGGCTGGAAAACCTTAATATCGCCGTGGTTTGTAACGGTTATTCGGCCTATGGTCGAGTTGATGTTGACGATCTTGACACTCGCCTAAACGCCTTTTACCCCTGCCTTTGTTTCCGGTCTAACCTTTTCAACCTGCCGGAGTTTATGCAAGGATTAGCCGGACATTACCTAAAATTAAATAAAGAACAATATGATGAGTTGATGTTAATTAAAAATTAAAATGGAACGACACGACAGTTATCGAGGTTATTTTGCTTACGAGCTTTATCAACAGATGAAGAAAAACGATAAAATCGTTGTCATAACCGCCGACTTAGGCTATGGTGCATTTGATGCTATCCAAAAGGATTTTCCCAAACGCTTTTTTAATGTTGGCGCCAGCGAGCAGGCAATGATCGGCATTGGCGTTGGAATGGCCCTAAAAGGGCTGATACCGTTTTGCTATAGCATTACCCCATTTTTGCTGTATCGGCCGTTAGAGTGGATCAAGAACTATCTAGGACACGAGAAAATCGCAGTTAAGCTAGTCGGGGCGGGAGTAGGCCAAGATTATCTTGATGACGGCTTTACTCATTGGTCGGATGGACCGTATAACACCGTCATCAGCCGCTACCCCAACATCCAGCAGTTTTATCCCGAAGAAAAGACCCAAGTGCCTAAAATGGTCCAAGAAATGGTCACCAACAAAAAACCCTCATTTATCCACTTACACCGATGAAGAAAACAAACTTAAAAGCCCCAACTAAATCAAATATTAAACTGGGTGGTATTTTTTATCCAACTAGAGATATTAGCGGTAGAAGCGTTCCCTTCGATAGTTTATTTATCCCTTACATCTTTAAGGAGATCTATCTCGAGGGGGTTTATGTGGATATCTTTAACCAAGGGAAAGATATGACCATTATTGACGTTGGTGCACAGGTGGGTATAGTCACTCACTATATGCGCCAGTTTGCCAAAAAGATTTACGCCCTTGAGCCTTCTCCCGAACACTTCGAAGCCCTCAAAAAAAACAAGGAATACAACCATTGGGACAATGTGGAGATTTTTAATATGGCCTTGGCCGACAAGAACGGCAAAATGAGCCTCAATGTCAATCCGGCCAATCGCACCTGTAATAGTTTGGTCTTAGATTACAGTAAGGGCGCGGTTGAGGTGGAAACGATACGGTTTGATACTTTTATGGAAAAGAACAAGATTGAGAAGGTTGATTTTTGTAAGTTTGATGTCGAGGGCGCCGAGGATATGATTTTAAGAAGCAAGGGTTTTCAGAAGGTGGCTCATAAGATCAAGGCGATCGAGATAGAATTTCACTTTCCCAACTGGCAAGAATTGGTAAAATATATGCTGGAGTTGGGTTATACGGCCAGACGGTATGAGTCAAGCGCGGTTATTGTTTTGTTCACCAGAGAATAATGAAAGACTTTTTTTCTTTTCCTAAAATAAACAAGGGCAAAGAAATTTCCCTTTCTTATCGGCGAGAAAGATTTATTATTGATGTTATTATCAGCGAAGAATACAGCTTTGCTTTCGACAACCTGGTAGTGGTTGATATTGGCGCTAATATCGGAGCTTTTTCTTTATGGATTTATGATAGGGCCAAGACTATTTATGCTATTGAGCCAGTTGGAGAGGTTTTGGATTGTCTTGACGAAACCATAAAGGATAATGGCCTAACAAAGATAAAAACCTACCAACTAGCTATTACCGATAGTAATGGCCAAGACACAATGAGAGAGATAGAGGATCCTCATTTGGGAGGGTGGCAAATTGACCCTCAAGGAAAATATCCGGTCACGACAATGACCTTGGGTAGCTTCTTTGCCAAAGAGGGAATAGAATACGCCGACATTGTTAAAATGGATGTGGAAGGAATGGAGGAGCGAATTTTGTTAGCCGATGACTTTCCCAAGGACAAGATTGGTACAATCATTGGCGAAGATCACGACTTTGGAAAAGAGGGTGAACGGCGGGAGCTAAAACCAGTCTTTGATAAGATTGGTTTTGAATATTTTAAATGTCCAAAAAATCATTTTATAGGGAGGAGACGATGAAAGAAAAAAAAGAAAAGGCTGTCTTTTTTACTTTTGTGTCGGATGATTATTACACCCCTATTGGCACGCCTAAAATGATTAACTCATTTAAGCGTTTCCACCCCGATATTGATTTGGTGGTCTTCAGACAAGACGTGATTGATTTTATGTTTGAGCGTTACGGTTTTCTTAATTGGCTCAACGCTAAACCGACCTTTGCCAAACTTTTAGCCGATAAATACGATCTGGTCGTTAATATTGACGCCGACAGCGTTATCTTGGGACGGTTAGACGAGGTGCTAAAACAAGACTACGAGGTGGGAGTGGCGTGGAATTATAATGACTACGAAAACCGTTCGGTGGAGAATGTTACCGAGAAGATGTTTGTTAATGCCGGTCTAGTCGCTTCTCGCCGGAAAGAGTTTTGGGACATTTGGGAGAAGGAAAACGCCCAGGCCTACAAGTATGTCTGCGCCGAGAACGATATCCTTAGCCTTATCTGGTATAACAACACCGCTTTTAATAAAAAGATATTCGATAAGAAAAAAGATTATTATGGTTGTAAGTCGTTGGGGAGAGAAAGAGAGTTTGAGATTAAGGATAACAAGGTGATGTGTCGAGGCGAACAAGTGCTGCTTTACCACCACGCCAAAGGGCCGGGAGCAATGCCGAAGCTCCAATTTGAGAAGATGGGATTTAATGATGATGTCGTTAGATACATGAACTTTGTTAGCACTTATGGAAAAAGCCAAAGGTATTCTTCCATTTAGCTGAAAGATATAGTATTATATAAATGTGGGTATTAGGGAAAAGAGGGTTAAAAAATGCCAGCGTTGTGGAAAAGAGTTTGGTTGTCCTTATGGTATTGGTATTAAGGTATGGAGAAAAAGAAAGTATTGTTCTTTGAAATGTGCCAAGTCAAGAACAACGGTCTTACATAGTAAAAAATGCCAGTACTGTGGAAAAGAGTTTAGTTGTCCCAAGGAACGAAGTAGTACTTTGTGGAAGAATAGAAAATTTTGTTCTTGTAAATGTTTTGGTCTTTCAGGAGGAGGGTTTAAGAAAGGCCATGTCCCTTGGAATAAAGGAAAACCAGCTCCTTGGGCCAAGGGGAAGAACCACTGGAAATGGAAGGGTGGATTTAATGATGTGCAAAATCTGAGGTGGTGTCCAGAATATGAAGAATGGAGAAGGGCTGTTTTCAAGAGAGATAACTATACTTGTCAGAGATGTCAATGCAAACCAACAAAAGAAAACCCACTTCATGCACATCACATAAAAAAATTTACAGATTATCCAGAGATTAGGTTTGAAATAAATAACGGAATAACTCTTTGTAAAAATTGTCACTTAAAAAAACATAAAAATAAAAATATATGAGTAAACCCTATACTGTTTGGACCCCCAACTTTGTTCCTTGGTCGGGAGGGATAAGAGTGCTACACGGTCTGGTTGAGGCCCTGCGTAAGAAAGACCAAGAGGTGCTTGTTAATGCCATTATTAAAGATAGCGACTCGATTGCCGTCTATCCCGAGTTGGCCAATGGCAACCCTCTCCAAGGGTCAACGGTGGTGCGGTGGATACTAAGTTGGCCAGGATTTATTAGCGGTAGCCAAGGGGAATTTGATAAGACCGACAAAATCTTTATTTTCTCTAAGATTTATAACACCCTTGGGGTTGATGACAACCACACCATGTTCCTGCCGGCGATTGACATTAACATTTTCCATAAAACCAACTTTGGCAAGCGGACCAAGAAGTGCAAATATATTAGCAAGGGCATTGACCAACATCTGCCGGAGCTTGAGGGAGTAGAGGAGCTTCATAAGGAAATGGCGGTTGACCAGCAGGCGTTAGCCGACTACCTTAACGAGTGCGAAGTGCTTTACTCCTATGATCCGGCTTCGGCTATCTTTGAGTGTGCTCGACTCTGCGGTTGTCGAGTGGTAATTATCCCCAATAAGGGTTATCAACACTCTCCCTATGGTAAGATGACCAAAGAGGAGTTTAGCCAATACGAACCAGGAATGAATGGCATTAGCTGGGGCTTGAAAGAAAATAACCCCCTCGATGCCGACAAGTTTATGGAGCATTATATCGATATGATGATGGAGTTTGACCGAAAACTTAATTTTTTTATTGAAGACACCCAAAGATGAAAACGATTAAAATCTTCTGCTTGCCAAGTCATGCCTCTAAAGACCGAGTGTCGGGAGTAGACTTTGTCCGGATCATTCAACCAATGGAGCACCTAAACGGGTGGACCGATGGCGAGGTTAAAATCAAGGCTGATGTTTGGAATGTTATTGATAAGGAAAAGGCCGATTGGCGACAAATAGCCCAAGATTACGATATTATTTATCTCAATTATCTTAATCAGGCTTGGGGTTTTGCGGCCATGGGGGCAATGGCAAGAAAATACGGTCGGCAAATCGTGATGGACTTTGACGATAACCTCTGGGAAATTCTCCCCGATAATACTGCCTATCAAGTCTATAAAAAGGGGAGCGAGGGGATAAGGGTAATCACTGCTATTGCCAAAGAAGTTGACTATATTACCTGCACCAACTCTTATCTTAAAAACGCCATTGCCTATAACACCAATAAGGACTTTAACCGGATAGAGGTTTTTCATAACCACGTTGATCTCGATCTTTATAAATACCGCCCTCGTTTCCGAGATGAGCAGAATATAAACATCGTTCACTTTGGGTCAGGAAGCCATTTCGCCTCGCTTCAATCAGAGGAATTTAATAAGGGCATGGACGAGGTTCTTAAAGAATACCCCAATGTTACCTTTAAGACGGTGGGAGCTTTCATTCCCAAATATAAACTCCGCTGGGGTTCTCGATACAACCACGCTTTTGGCGATGTTGATGTCTACCGGTGGATTAAAAATAAATTTCCCAAGGTAATGAGAGAAACGGATATCTTGGTTGCTCCCTTGACCGAAAACCTCTACAATCGTTGTAAGAGTAACGTTAAGTTTCTTGAGACTAGCAGTGCCAAAAAGCCTGGGGTTTACCAGAACATCCGCCAGTATAACGAGGTAGTCGAAGACGGTAAGAATGGTTTTCTGGCGAGAACATCTCAAGATTGGTATGAGGCGATTAAGAAGCTCATCGATGACAAGAGGTTGAGAAAGACAATGGGTCAAGAGGCTTTTAAGACAGTCGAACGATATTGGCAGATGAAAGACAACCTTGACGATTACGGCCAGTTCTTCAAGAAGGTTTATCTTGACAACAAGAAAAAGAGTGTTGTATAATTATATTTAGTAAAGCTTTTCGGCTACCATTAGAGTAGCTTGTTAGCTCTCATCTTTTTGGGTGGGGGCTTTTTTTATGGCTTTTTGCCTGTAGGATAGAGGTAAAGAAGATAATCAAGAGAAGAAGCGGAAAAATATAAATAGGTATAAATTGTCCGATTAAAGTTATTTTTGTATCAAAATTTCCATAAACAAAAAGAACGCCGAAAAACAAAAACGGTATTAGCGACAACAAAAATAGAACAAAAACAAATTTTATTTTCATAGTTCATATTATAACAAATTAAAAGATGAGCACACTTTCTAACGTTGCTGGTAAAGTTGGTAAAGCGATTGATGTAGGGGGAAATTTTTGGAATTCTATTGCTCTATTTCCAAATAAATCTGATTATAATTTAAGCGAGTCTCTTGAGTCTTGGGGAGGAAATCCAGGTTCTTCTTTTGTCCTTGTCCCCCCCGCCTATGCTAGCGAAGAAAACAACCTTCCGCCAAGAGATAATACAATCTATGGTCCTCCAATCCCTGAAAATCTTAATCAGCCCATTATAACAACCAACTCCGATCAAGGTGGCGGTGGCGGTGGTGGCGACACTGGCGGTGGTGGCCAATGGCTTACCGGCGAACAAGTGCGAGGCATGGGACTTAATCCCGACCAATACTCTTCTTCTAACGGCCAATACTATGTCGTCAACGGCCAAGTCCAAAATGTTAGCGGCGGTGGCGGTGTTTCTCCGGGAAGTCCGGTTTCTAATTATGAGCAAGAAACTAGAAACGCCATTAACTCCGGTTATGACGCCTATTTCTCTCAACTAGACCAAATGCTAAACAGGGGCCTAGGGGAACAACAAACCGCCCAAAATGCGATTGCCAACAGTCAATATCAGCAAGGTCTTTCCTCTCTTGGTGCCCAAAGAGTTACTGGCCAAAACATTATTACTTCTCAACGAGGAGCGGCAGAAACCAACCAAGCGAAAAATCTAAGAGATATCGCTTCTAATCTTAAAAATTCTTTTATGGCGGGCAATGTTTATCTTGGAACTCAAGGTGCGGGAGATAGCTCAGCGGCCAATCAATACTCTTACGCCTTAACTAAAATGGGCAGTCGGCAACGTTCCGATGTCATGGGCCAGACGGCAGAAATTCAAAAAGAAATTAACACTCGGGAAGAAAACCTTAATAACACTTATAATTCCGCTCTTAATGATTTGGCTTCTCAAAAAGATCAAAAAATTATGGAAGTGGCCAACTGGTATGCTAGGGCTCAAAACGACCTTCGGCAGGCAGTCGCTCAAGGCAGGGTTAGCCAAGGGCAAGACTTAGCTTCTTTGTCGCAAACGATGTTGTCTAACGCGATGAACCAACTTAATGCGGTGGAAACCGAAAGCGCTAATTTCCGCTCCGCCCTTGAGTCTTGGGCTCTTAGCAACTCAGAAAACATTAACCAGCTAAAATCTAACCTGGCGGCGATTACTAAAGGCGGCTTCTCTTTGCCTAGTGCTCCTGGCGCCATTGCTGGAACTCCGCAAGTAGGTAATTCAGGAAACTTGTATGTTCCTGGTTATAACTATAACTCCGACGACGAAAACATTTGGAGAGGATAAGGAGGTATGGCAATGAATTTGCTCGACCTCAAAGACAAATTTAAAAAATACTTTGCTTCGGCTTCAAGTAATCTTGGGGCGTGGAAAACGGTGGCCACCGATAAAAATCTTCGCCAAGAGTTGCCTTCGGCAATGGCTAAAAATACCGCCAATAAGATAAGGATTGCCAACCAAAACTTCAATAATCAGATTACTACTGGCACCGGCTTCTGGGGAACGCCCCTTAGCGACCAGCCCATAATCAAGAAAATATCCAGCAAGACAACTCCGATAGTCAACAAACTAACATCTTTCCAGCCCCTAGAAGAAACTCTGCCCCAACAGGTTGTCAACAAAATTCCTAATCGGGTTAGGCCGATGGCGGAGACTATTAGCAAAGTTCAGCAATTTCCAAGAGTGGCGGTTTCTCGCTATTTATTGGGTTCTGAGGAAACTAGACAACAAAAGGCCAATAACACCAGACGGCTGGCAGAATTAGAAAGAAATTTTGCCTCTAATCCCAAAGAGTTTGTGGGTTCTGAGGATTGGAATGAATATCTTAATCTTTCCATTGAAAGGGCGACACCTTTTGCTCTGGCGATTGGGGGGGTTAAAAATGTTTCTAATTGGCGACAGGTGGGAGCGGCCATGCCCGAAGATACCGCCAGAAGTATTTTGAAAGTCAAGAAGAGTGCTACCGAACAACAAATTAACGAAGCATATAAAAAGTTTGCCGCTAAAAATCACCCCGATATCGGTGGCGATCCCAAGGCTTTTGAGTTAGCCAAGGGAGCCAGAGATGTCTTGCTTTCTAAGATCAAACCCAAAGTTACGACTGGCCCACTTATTTTGGGATCAGGAGAAAAAGCCGCCAACGTAAAAATCGGCGCTTTACCAAAAACTCAAATTCCGTCTTCCGCTCCTATGGCTCCGATAACCATTAAGGCACCGACTACCGAGGGAACAGTTAGGATCGGGGGAAAAACTTCGCTAAATAAACCAGTTCAAACTAAATACAATCTTGAGACAAGGGGGACACCCGTTTATAGGGGGACAGTGGGAATGGGTGAAATAAATAATATACCAAAACACTATGACAATATGTATCAAGCTAATTATGGTAGCCTATGGACTGATACACCAAAAGATGCTGAAAAATATGCACGAGGTTATTCTGTTGCAACCGGTAGGGCGGGAATGAGACCAATCGGAAATGAACCATTCATTATAGAGGGCAGAAAGTTGAAGGATGGCAGTGTAATTCCAATTAAGGCGACTAATTTAGATACAAAAGAAGTTATAAATTTCACAGCAAACCTCCAGTCTTCTCGGGTTATCCAAGAAGCAACCGGCCAACCTTCGGCCAATATTAAAGTAGTTGCTCCTCAAGGCAACCTCAAGACCCGTGGCTTTGTCGAGTCGGTCCAGGAAGCTCCCAATGTCTTAGAGCCGGTCAAGGAGAATGTCAGCGGCCGGTATAGAGTCAAGTCAAACCCGAAACTGATGGGCGAAGCCGAGGCCTTGCTCCAAAACGGGGTTGCTCTTGATCTTAAAAAAGTCGATAACATCGATAGCAAGGTTACGGCGACCATCCAAGAGGCGATCAACCGCCAACAGAATGGCGACTATGAGGCGGCGGCCAACCTTTATAACAACCTAGCCAAGACCGGAACTGAGTTGGGGCGAAGCGTTCACGCCTTTTCTCTACTAAAGAAAATGAGTCCTGAGGCAATCGCCAAGACGGCGGCGGCTAGAATTCAAGAGTATAACTCAACGGCCTTAAAGAAAATTCCCGAATTGACCGCTGACCAGACCGCCCAACTGACTAGGAAGGTTAAGGAAATCGATTTGCTGAAAGACGGCAGTCGGGAAAAGAATATTGCCCTTCACGAACTGGAAGAAACGATTGATAGTTTTATCCCCAGTAGCAGAACCGATAAGGCGATAACCGTTTGGAAGGCGGGATTATTAACTTCTCTTAGAACCCAAGAAAGAAACTTTTTGAGCAATACCATTCACGGCTTAGCGGAGACGGTAAAAGATGTCCCCGCTTCTTTGGCTGATATCGGTTTGGCGACTAAAACCGGCCAAAGAACCGTTACCTCAACTCCGCAAGGTATAATGGCGGGAGCTAAAGAATTGGCCTCAAAATCTACTCGCCAACAAATGGCTGATATTATGAATTTGGGTTATGACGCTAGGGAAGGAATAGAAAAATGGGATATCAGGAGAACTAATTGGGGAAAGGGAAAGATAGAACAACTATTAAAAAAATATACCGATGTTGTCTTTAGGAGCCTAGACGCAGCCGATAAACCATTTTTTAACTCGGCAATGGCTCGCTCGCTTTATAATCAAGCGGCGGCAGAGGCGATCAACCAGGGGAAAAGAGGCAACAAGAAACTGATAGAGAAGTTAGTGGCTAACCCAACCCCAAAAATGCTGGAAAGAGCTATTTCTGACGCTAACACCGCCACCCTGAGGAA